CCAACTCGTCCATCGCCCGCTGAGCTTCCTTCGACTGCGGAGTCAGGCGCTGAAGCATCGACTTGAACGACGTACCAGCATCCGAACCAGTCAGACCAGCCGACGCGAACGCAGCGAGCGCACCGGTCGTCTCCTCGATCGACAGGCCCGTCTGGGACGCAACGAGGCCACCCTGATTTAGGGCATTGGACAGATCCTCCACCGAGCCCTGCGCCTTACCAGCGCCGGCAGCAAGAAGGTCAGCAATGTGCGGCACCTCAGTACCGGCCAGACCAAACTGGGTCATAGCCGTCGCCGCGATCTCAGCCGCCTGAGCCACGTCAAGCTGGCCCGCAGACGCCAGGTCAAGGGCACCCTTCAGGCCGCCACCAAGAATGTCAGCGGTAGAGACACCAGCCTTCGCCAGCTCCTCGACCGCCTGCGCCGCTTCCGTCGCAGAGAACACCGTCGACGCGCCAGCCTGAATCGCCGCATCCCGCAGCAGAGCCATGTTCTCGGTAGTCTCGTGCGTCGCCGCTTGCACAGACGACATCTGCGCATCGAACTCCGCGTACTTCGCCACAGCCAGCGCCACACCAGCAGCAGCCAGCGTTCCCACCGCGAACATTGCAGTACCGATTGCCTGGATGCCCTCACGCTGCTGCGCAAGCCGTTCGGCCGCGGTTCCAGTGCGCCGCGTCTCGGCCGCGGCGCGCTGCATACCCGCGACGTAGCCGGACACTTCGGCCACAAGCGACACACGCGTAGTTCGGTTGCTCGCCATCTGCCCTACCGCCTTCTGTTGAAATATGTGAAGATCAGGGCGTGCCCGAATACAAATACGTGAGCCTGCCCAGCAGCGGCAAAGAGGTGCGCTCAGGCGACGTCGACCGGTACGCAACCGAAGAACTGAACCGGGTCTACGTGCCCGAAGGTTGGACCGTGGAAAACGTCACACGGCCCAACCCCATCGGACCCATCGGGTTCCTGCTCAAGCGTTAGTCATCAACCCGCGTCGCATACCAGACGTCACCCGAACGGTCAGCGTCCTTGTACTGCGCGTAGAACGCATCACGAGCACGGTCAATCGCCTGCGCCGCGTAGTCCTTCTTCGGGGCCTTGTTCGCCTCGTAATGCCACCCGCCGGCCACGCTCGGGTTCGCCTGCGGGTCAGTTGCCTCCGACATAGGGTGACCATGCGGACCCATGTCCGACAACACCCGCTCGTAAGCAAGCATCATGTCGAGCTGCGAACGATCCCACTCAGGCTCACGCTCAGTCATCGAAGCAATCAGCACACCATCCGCGTACTCATGGCGGGTGAACTCCCGCGGCTCCCACCCCTGCAACCGCCGAGGCGAAACACCAAGCTTGGACGCTAGGCGGAGGACTTCCCAGAGCCCGTTCGTGCTTTTTTTAGCTGCTCCTGAGCCTTCGACACAGCCACATGCGACTGGTACTCATTCAGGTTGTAGATCGCATCACCGATCTTCCCCTCAAAGTGACCCGTCAGAGCAGCGAACAGGTCAGCCCACTCATCGACACGCTCGGCATCCGGGTCATCAGGGTCAATCGGGTCCACACGCAGCGGGACTTCCTTACCCTCGACCAGGCGGGCACCACACTTGCGGGCCACATACCGGGTCAGGGTGCGCAGGTTGTACCCGTACTGCGAGTCATACGCCACGCCAGGACGCAGCGGGTGACGATCCACCGCGTCATTCCAATCAAGACCATTCATCTGCCGGAACCGAAGCGTATGCAGATTCCCGGCAAGCATCACGTTCACATCCGCGAACGGAACAGCCGCATTCTTTGCAGCCTGCAGGTCATCGGAAAAGCTCATCAGTTCACCGTTTCTATCCACCGTTAGTCACCGTTGGGATGGAACCTGCCGGGGTGACGGTGGGCACCCCGGCAGGAGTCTCAGTTACGCGACAACAACCTTCTTGCGCTGCGACGGAGCAGTGATGAACATGTCCTGCTCGATCAGGTCAAGACCGTTCTCAGTCGGGGCAGCGTTCCGCTGGACACCAGTGATGCACGTCCACACGTCCACGATGTCTCCGACAGTCCAGTCGGTCTCGTTGTTCTTGCCGCGGCGGATCACGAAAAAACCCTCCGTGTTCTGCGGGAGGGCAACAGCAGCCGACTTCGGGTCCGTCGAGTCGACGTACTTGGTCGACAGTGCATCCGTGGTCTTGCCGGGTCGCGACAGATCCTGCGTCAGCGTGAGGCGCTTATCCTCAACGCTTGCCTGCGTCGTCGTCGGGTTGAAGCCGTCCGGAGTGAACGAGTACGTCAGCGGAACCGACGTGCTGCCCTTCAGGATCGCAGCCGAAAGAGGATTCGGAGCAGTGCCCGTCCCCTTCGGAATCCATGCGATCTTCCAGCGACCATCGGACTGAGTTGAAGCAACAACGGGATCAAGGCCGTCAGCCATGTGGTTCTCCTTTGTGTTGGGTGCCCCGGAGATCCCCGAAGGCGGTAACCCGCGGTGCGGGTGAAATGCGAAACGCCCCACCAGACAGGTGAGGCGCTAGTTGCAGCTCGGGCTCTATGCCGGCGAGCTAGTCAGGTCGAACTGATCGACCGAGTAGAAAAGGGCGGGGGATACGTCGGTGTCGAGATCGACAGGGACCGACGACACATGCCTCAGACGGCGGCAATCACGGCCAGCCACAATGGGCCTGTAGTCCAACAACTGTGCCATCACACGCTCAGCCACAAGCTGCGACTGCTCAGCCGTCGTACCTACCGAATGCACCGTCACACCAAACGTGACCTCAGACTGCAAACCATTGAACCGCTCAACCACCCGCAGACCAGAGTCCATAAACACCGTGCAATACCGGGCAGGACGATTAGTCACAACCCCCTGAAAAGTCGACCCACGAAGAATCAAATCCTCCTCGAGCCGGGCCACAATCGCCTTCGCATGAGCACGAATCACAGGCCAGCCTGCCTCTCCGCATCCTCAAGAGCACGCGACAAACCTCGCTCGAAATCCTCCTGCGTCTCAGCTAGAGCAGCGGTGCCATATCCCTTAGGGCCGTTATTCACAGAACCAAATTCCATTTTGCCTACCAGAGAACCTTGCCCGCTATTCGTAGCACCAATCTCCGCATTTACCTGAGACCCAGCGCCCGAAGCACTGCCCTTGACCGTGTAACTGATTGAACGGGCTGCGCCAGGCAGGGCACGTGCCCCCCTCAGCTTGCCGCGCCAGGAATTCTTGATATTCCTAGCCGACACCTCAACCGCCTTCAACACATTTGGCCCAACATTCGAGGGAACATCCCCGAGATCAGCGGCCAAGAGATCTAGGTCTGAAAAGTCAACAGTGAAACCATCAGGCATCAGCTAGTCACCTCAATCGCGAACCGACGCGCAGTGCGATACGAACCCACAGACGGAGCCTTGATCCGAGCCTTGACACCAACCAGGGCAGGGTCAGTCAGAGAGGCCGTCATACGAACCTCCATGTTCTTCCGAACACCAAGCGACGTGCCCACCGGCAGCGACAGAACCGAATCCTGCTCCACCAAAAGCTGCCCCGACGCATCGATCTCACCCGCCGCCGTCGCACCAGCCTTGAAACGGCACCGGCCAGAGTAAGCAACCTCGAAACCAGGCGCGTACTCGCCAGTATCCTCATTCAGGACATCCCCCGGAATGACCGTGCCAATCTCACACGCATCCGTCATCCGTGACTCAGCCTGAGACCGCAGAAACGGAAGTGTCGCCTGAATGTCGCTCTCGAGACTCACCAACGGTCGTCCTCCTCATAGATAGGACGACCAGCAATGTCAGTCCCACACGAGCAGAACTTCCCACCAAGCAGAAGCGTGCACCACGGAAGGTGACGAGTCCCAGTCGGAACCATGTCCAGCGCAAACGCCTTCGACGAATCCGTGAGCCCCAGCAGCACCCACCACTCATCAAGGATCGTCACACGACCCTTACCCGACTGGTAAGACCGCGACGTCGACCCGTCGTCCACTGACACCGTGACCTGAGTCGCATCGTCCGGCTTGCGGACATGCGAAACAACAGCCTCACGGACCACGTAATCAAGACGGGCCTCATCGATCACCGGGGCCGGCGTAGTCGACGACACCCGCGAATCGATCAGCATGTACGCGTCATCAATCCACAACTGCCACTGCTGCTCCTGAACGGAGCCAGCTTCAGGGGCGGCCTGCCCAAGAGCAACCGCAATCATGCCGGGAGTCACAGCCATGACCGCCCCCTTCGCTACTTAGTCGTCAGACTTCTTCGGGCGGCCAGGCGACCGCTTCGGCTCCTGCTCGCCGCTAACCCACTCGGAACCGAGCAGCGCAGCGGTCTCGTCAGAAACCGAAACGACAACGCCGTCCGTGTTCTTCAGGACAGGCATCAGCCAGCAACCTTGTCGACCACGAGCGCAAAGGCGTTCAGGTCAGCGATGCCCCAGCCGTAGACAACCTCAGCGCGGAACGCGATCTGGTTGTTGCGCTTCAGGTCACCGCCACCGTCCGGGTCGCCGTACTCGATCAGCTCGAGGCCAATCTGACGCTGAATGCCCCAACGGATGGCCGAGAAGTCACCAACAACACCGAGGATTCCGGTCGGGGCTGCAGCGACACCCACAGCGCTGACGGTGCGCGAGACCGAAGCCACGTGACCGTCAAGCTCCGAGGGGGCAGTCGAGAGAGCAAAGTTCGGGTACAGCTTCTGCTCCGTCTGGCCGCCACGAAGCGCCGAGAACTTCGCGGCAAACGTCGGGTCAAGAGCCACGTTCGCAGGAACGTAGCTGTTCGCCAGCACCAGCGCGTCAGCGGCGTCGAGGTTCGCGTACGGCTTGTCAGCCGCGGCACGCTCAACCTGGTTGGTGGTCGCAGAAAGCTTCTGCGTCATCGCCGCAACCGCAGCACCACCAGTCGGGTTGATTCCGTGGAAGACACCGAAGTCCAGCGCACGAGACAGCGCCGGCTGAATCTGCGACAGGATGTCGTCGATGTAACCAGCCTGCGTGTCCTCGTCAGCCCACTTGGCCTCCTCGTTCATGCGGATCGTCTTGTGGAACTTGAACGGCGTGACCGTCTGAGTGGCCTTCGTGACCGTCGAAGCGCCCTTCTGGGCACCCTCACCGACGTACTCAGCCTCACCGATGTCAAAAGTCATCGTCGAGCCAGTGCCGAACTTCATCGGGATAGCCCCGGAGAGAGCAGCAACGGTCGAACCGCCCTGCACCTTCCCAAGCCACGGGTCAATAATCTGGTTCGGGAGGTTCAGGAATCCCGAGGTAAGCGCGGCCATGATGACCCTTTCTGGTTAGTCGGTACGCCCAAACAGCTGACGCGCGAACTGCTTCACGTCGCTGCTGGCGTTGCCCGTGTTTGTGGTCGCACCCTCCTTGGGTGCGACGTTGCCCTGCTTCTTCCGGTCTGCTTCACGAGCCGCGAGACGTTCCGCCTGCGCTGTGATAGTTGACTCGTCCGTACCGGTCAGGAACAGGTCTCGGTCCTCCGCGCTCAGACCGTGCTTCGCCGCGATGTCGCTGCGCAGCGCACGAGCCTCAGCCGCCGAATACTTGCCCTCAAGCTCGGCAAGCTTCTCCTCAACCGACTTCGCACCCTCAGCCCTCGACTTCAGGTCGTCGTAGTCCGCATACTTCGCCTGGACACGCGCAACACGGTCCTTGACGATGCGATCCACGTCAGCCTGAGTGATGACCTGACCCTGCTGCTCAGTCGCCGTAGCGCCCTGCTCAGTCGTAGCCGTGGCGCCTTCGTTCTCTGCCATTCCGGTACTCCGTTTCCGTGCCGTCGCACATCAGACCGGCCTTAGACGTGGCCGTAACGTTCACCCCGCATCGGGGTAGCTAATGGGTCTCAGGTCCGTAAACCGAGT